TTTTTTTTCAGTTTTTTTTAAAATATTTTTTCTAAAACTAAAAAACCCCTACCGAAGTAAGGGTTCTCGTTAACAATTAACCTATCAATTATGAAGAAATCAGGTACAAATATAGTTACTTTAATCTTCTGAGCAATACCTTTTTAATAATATTGCCTACAAATTTTAATAAACCGCCTTGTGCGTCGACTTTCACCTCAACGTTGTCAGCGGTTTTATTAACTTGTACATCAAGTTTTTTAGAGTCGTAGTTAACTTTTAAATCTCCGTCTTTACGTTCAACATTAACATCTATGTTATCCGTGTCAACATTTACGTTTAAATTTTTCTTTGCCATTATGCTTCGTTTGTTGTTATTACTCCTTTGGGTGCTAATTTAATCTTTCTTACGCTTGTAGGTTGTGCAACTTTCCAAGCCGTTCTTCTTGCTTTGTGTAATCTACTTTTAGCGATTCGTGACACACTTACTGAATTACCTTGATTGCCGCCTAAAACGTGGTAATGTGTTAAATCTTCTCCTACGTAAATCCCTACGTGACCGCCACCAGTTCTTTTAAATGTTAAGATATCACCTAACATTGGTTCGGTTACAGGGTTACCCCACGTTGCCCACGATAAAGCCCATAATGGTTTATCTACTACGTCAAGACCTGCCATTTTACAGCAGTAAGCTACGAATAAACCGCACCACGGGATTTCATCTGAATTGTAAACACTTGCTAATTTTAGTTCACGGGCCCAAGATAAGATAACAGGATTGTGTTCTTTGCCTACAATTTCAGTTACTCCAAGTTGTTTAACAGCTTGAACTAAAACACGGGGTGCTTTTTCTTCTTTTAACCAATCGTAGTTCATTCTATTTCTAATTCGTCTTTCGGTACAATAGCAAAATTAGTAGTGTCAATAATTTGTCTTGTAGCCACATTTTTATCTTTTCCATAACAGGCATATAAACGTGCTTTTAAATCTTGTACTTCCGTATGCGTGTAAAATAGCCATAAGGCTAAAACTCCAGTCGCTCCGTGTTTTTTTATTGTTTGTAAAAACTTGTCAATAGGTAACATTAAATTTCGTATTTTGGAAGTTCTACGTTATTAACCCAATCAATAATATCTTGGTCGTTCCAATCTTCCGTGTATGCGTACCCGTTAAAATCGATTCCAAAAATTGCAGAAGGTGTTGTTAACAAAACGTTTGCGCTGCATACTCTGTTAATAATATCATCAGTTACTATTGTAACCGTTACAGTTGGATTAATAATCTCAACGTTAAATTGTGGGAATTTATAAGTCGCCATTTTTTATTTTTATTTTAAGTTAGTGTTGTTCCTGTTACGGTGAATGTTCGCACTCTAATGTAAGTCATGTTTGCACTTGTTGTTTTTGCCATAGTTGCAGTATTACCAACATTATTAAATGTATAAGCAGATGTTGTTGCATTTGATAATGTATTACCACTCCAATAAATTCGACCCGTTGAAGATAAATTCAAAGGTGAATAGTTCAAAAAGTTATCAGAATTATTTGCGTAATTTATCAAGTTAAATATCTCTTTCATATTAGGTAATCTCCATCCACTTGTGAAAGTTCCAATTGAATAAGAAAGTGAGCCATCCACAGCTGTATTCCAGCTCTGACCTGTTGCAACAACAACTCTTGAAAGACCCAACACAGTTGCACCATCATAAGTACTCCAATCAATCACAATGTTGTTTGTATATGTCTGGCCACCAAGCTCATCAGTAAATCTATTCGTGTTTCCAAAAGGATTATTACTTGCTAAAGTTGTAAAATTAGTTGCACGCCCTGCTTCTAAGTCTCCGTCGTCTCCCGTTCTATAACTTGTTGTTTGTCCTGTTTTTAATAACGTTGCTCCAACAGGCGCTGCCGCTGCAGGAATTTCAATTGTTAAAACATTGTCAACCAATGAAGAACTTGTAGGAATTACGGGGTTTGTTCCGTCTGTTAAATCAATATCTAATACTGTTCCCGATTCAACATTTCCTTGTGAAACGTGGTTAACATTTACTTCAACTGGATTAACACCACTACAACTAAAATATTCTTGAGCAACTCCCCACCCTATATCGTTGTTACAAGCACCTTCTCCCCAACCTATATCATTTGCCATAATTTAATTTTTTAATATGTTTTACTTAATGTGAAAATATCTGAATAAATTGAGTTATTCGCATTGTTTGAACTAAACTGAGCCGTTATATCTAAAGTATTATTTACCGTAGTACTAAACGTTGTTGAGTTAACCGTGTTCCAAGCAAACCCCTCTTGAGTTCCCGAAGCAGCTTTTAAAATATGAAACTGCGACAAGGCAACTACCGAAGCAACCCCAGCAGCACCGATTGACCTAATTGTAAATGTTGTCGATAAATACCAAACTTGATTAGTAATTGAAGGCATTGTTAACGCCCCCGAACTACCTAAAGAAACCGCACCCGTTTTTAATCTTATTGTTATCGTGTTTCCGTTTTGTGCGCTCATTACTCCGCCCATATCTAAACGAAAAGAATCCCCAACTTGAAAACTATTTGCAGGAACTGTTAACGAACCTACTCCGCCGTCTATTAACGTTAGTTCACTTGTAGTTGCTGTTATCGTGGTGCTGTTTGCTGTTTGAGCAAAAACACGAAAATTAACATTGTTTCCGTTTACTCTTTTAGTAACGTAACCACCCCCTAAAACCTCAGCAATAGGTATTAAGTCAGTTTGTGCTAAACTACTTCCCTTTGCCGTTAGTTCCGATATCTTTACCTTTGCCATCGAGTTTTTTTAAATAAACGAGTAATTTGTTAATATTTTCCTTTTTTGGTTTGTATGTTTTCATAAAATCCAGCCGCCATAATTAATATTATCACTTGGGTAAACGTCTCCTGGTTCGTTTGCGTCATACTCAGGGAATAATGCAGAATTATTTGTTATGTAGTCTAAATATCTTGAAGTGTATCTATCCGCTAATGTTTTATAGTATTCACGCAAGTAGTCGACTTCGTTTTTTTCTACGTTTTCCGCGTTTTCACTTGAATGTTTATAAACTCCTTTGTTAGCTATTGTATAAGCTGCATTCGGCATATATTCGTACATAGCCCAATAAATCAACATCCATTTAACGTGACCTTCTAATAAAAATTTGTAATTCTCATTTCCTGGGTCGTTTACCTCGTTATCTTCAATCAGTTGTTTTAATTTGTCAACTAACTTAGTTCCTAAATAATTTTCTATTTGAACGTCTTGAGCAATTTTAATAAACTGAATAAATTTGTCCGTGTCTACATTGCCGTTTAAAGCCGTGTAACGCACTATATCGTCTCGTGTTATAAAAAGTATCTCAGCCATTATTGAAAACGTTTGTTAGTTGGTAAAAAACCATTGTAAGGCATATCCTTTGGACGCATCGCAACTAATTTAGGATTACGAACTCTATAACCTGCCTTTTCTGCTTTTGCAGTTGAAATTGTTTTAGCTTTTGGGCTTAATGGGTCAATTCCCGTCTTTTCGTCAAACGCTACAAACGTTTTTCTTCTCCAAACGTGACCGCAATCGCCACCGCCCTTATATAACCAAATTGAATAAAGGTCTATCCCTTCGGGTCCCCAACCCTCATTTACTACTTGATTACTCATTCGAATAATATCTTCTTTTCTATAAAGTTTATTTGCCCCAACCATTTTTCTACAAAACTCACGGCTATTTTCTTTTATTTGCCCGTCGTAAGAATATCGAGTAATAAATTTAATTCCGTCTACTACTTCGTCTTGTTCACTTTTTGCCCTTGGGTTTGCAGTTCCTGTTGAAACTAAATTGACTATTTTGCTTAATAAACTCGGTTTTTTTCCGTTTAAGGTTTCTATTTCTTTGTCCGCTTCTTCTTCTGCGTCATAATCAACTACATAATCGTCAATTAAAACCCAGTTTTCTTGTGCATCTTCGCCTAAATCAATTAACGCTTGAGCAATTACTGAATCTTTACTTAACATAGTTCCCGTTTCTTCTGCTACTTGTTCTTCGTTTTGTGCGTTTTCTACGTCTGTAAACTCTAAAGGTTGTAACGTTCTAAAAGCCAATTTAAGCGATATTCCGTTAAAAGCTAATATTCTATCCAATGAGGCTATTAAAAGGTCTTGAAACGGCTTAATAACCATATTATCGAATAATATAGCAGAGTTCTTTAACTCGTCAGCATTCGAACTAAAACCAGTTGTTGAAGCAATCCCAAAAAGCAAAGGAGAAGTTACGTTATGACCTAACATAATTTTGCGTAAACATTCCTCACTCAAATAAGTATAATGTTCGGGCGCATCATTCAAAGGTATATCTTCAACCGTAGTTTTGTTTTCGGGGTTATCGTTGAAACTTACTATAACTTTTCGTCCTTTAGAACCCGTCAACTTTCCT